GAGGCCGCCAGCGAATAGCAGGACGTACCAGGCAATGACCAGGCCGTGAGGCATCAGCTTCTCGACGGGCGTCGACCCGTCACGGCCGACCAGAAGGCCAGCCGTGAACGACAGCCCGGCCGTGACGACCAGGCCCAGCAGATAGATCGCCAGCGGGTTGCGGCCGGAACGATGGGTGTGATTCACCATCGCCTCCATCGCAATGCGCTGCTCAGTCATCAGGCTTGACCTCCTGGGCGTAATCCCAGGTGCGCTCGTCAAGCCTCCCGTTCATCTCGAACTGGGCGTGATGCTGAATGCGGATAACCGCCTGCTTAGTGGGCGCGTCATACAGGCCAGTCGCTTTGACGTACGGGTCATTCCACCTGTCCATGAGGAACCGGGACTGGAAAGCTTCCAGCGCCCGGCCCTCACTCGCATTGAATCCGGTGTGATCCTCGAAGCCCCGCGTCTCCGCGGGGACAGCGAACTGGTGCTTGATGGGCAGGGGCCACGAGACCTTAAACGGTGCGGACGGAGAGGAAGATGTAGCCGCCCCACGAGTCGGTGCCGGAAGGGGGGCTCGTCTGGACGAACCTGATGTCTTCGATAGTGCACTCATAGGTACGGTCCCTCCGCAAGTCCTGAAGAAGCACCGTATTGCCGGAGTCTTCGAGGGCTTCTAGTTCCTCAAGGCGGTCAATTGCATATCCCTCGTAACCCGTGTGGGTTCCGTCCGAATCCTTCTCGTGGTCGAAGCACAGCAAAGGCAGGACAATGATCCGCTTCCTCGGGGAAGCGGGCAGGGCCTTAAGCTGATAGCCGTACAGCTCCGCACCAGTGGAATGGGTGGAACCGTTGCGCGCGAGCGTGAACTTCAGCGAAATGAACTCCTGCGCGGACGCAGGAGTATTCAGGCTGATGTCGTCAGCCCCCGGATTCGACCCCGACACCGTGAGGATCGGGGTCTCCACATCCGTCTGATCCAGAGTCGCGATCGAAAGAGAGCCAACCAGGGTAGGCCCACGCAACCGGGCAAGCTTGAACAGCTTTGGCTCTAGAGTCGAGAAGCGAATTCGGGAAGTTGTTAGTGATCCCGAAGACATCAGATCCGAAACGTGGGCGTACCAGATTTTCGCCGCGTCGCTGAACGCAATCCGGTTCGTCGCACCGATGAACGCACACGCCTTCACAACTCCCGTGCTCGTAGGCTCATAGAAGTCGGAGGCGTAGGCGAACCGCAAGTTCGCGATCTCGTTGCCAAGATCAATGCGGTAGGTACCGCTCGATCCGCCAATGGCAGCCGAGGCAGTGAACCACACGAAGCGGTCGTCCGCCGCGAACTGGTACACCGGATTTGCCAATTCGACAATCAGGGGGCCGTACTCAAGGTCCCCGGTGTCATTGGCCTGGGCTATGCGGACACCCTTATTTGTGCCGATGCACAGATAGATGCCCAGATAGCCGTAGATAGACTGGACCACCTCCCCGGCCGGAAGCTGTGCGGCGATGATGCCGCTAGTCAGCGTCGGCATGGTGCCGTCGCTGGTACCCAGGACGAACTTGTAGATAGCTGAGTTGGCGCCCGCATACCCGGCCGCGTAGATCGCGGTCGAAGTCTCACCGATGGAGGTCCACACCCACGAGCTGTTCGGGTGCGTGTACTTCGCGGTCGGCAGGGCGGGTCCCGCCCCGACCAGCTCATAGATGGAGGCGCCGATACCGGCCACCAGGCGCTGCTTCACCCATCCGATAGCATTCGCGGATGAGCCGGAGTTCCAGACCTTCGTCCACACGGACGCGGACACATCATAAACAGCGGGCGTGGAATATACGCCGTCAGTCGACGCAGCATATACTAGCGTGCCGTTTGTGGTACATGTGGTGGGTGCGGTCCCGGCCCACCATGTTCCTGTGCTGGTGCCATCAACACCAGCATTCGAGAAGACAGTGAAAGGCGTGGTGCCGCCAGCGAAGAAGGCCACATCCCTGCCGGAGGCCGTGTACGACACGGCCTGAGTGCAACTCGCAGCGGTCATCGAGACCGATGCCGGCAGAAGGCTGAGCTTGCCCTGAGTCCAGATGTTCACCCCGGCGCTGTCATAGAACCGGGACCAGATCGACTGGTCCACCTGCGCGTACGGGTTAGTGGACAGCGGGTCAAGGTACCGCTGCCCAGCCCCCGAATGGAACGAGAGCTGAGAGCGGTACCAGTACCCGGAGAACGTCTGTTCACCAGCATTAGCAGCCATATCAAACTGCTGCTTGCGGAACGGTGCCGTCTTCCGCTCAAGCATCCGCGATTCGCGGGCCGCCGACAGGAACGGAATGGTGTTAATTGCGTAGTCGTAATCAATCCCACTCAGGCCATATGTCGACGCCGACCCGGCGGGGAGCGAAAGGCTAGCCGGGAGCGGGGAGAGCATCGTGGGCATCTGCTCCCCTTAAGACGGGCCGATGTAGTGGAAGTGCGCGTGCGTATCGGTGTTGATCGTCGTGCTCGTCGTGCCCGACGACGCGGCGCGGGCCTCCACATAGTCACCGGAAGTCAGGTAAACCTCGGAGTACAGGTTCGCGTAGTTGTTTGAGCCGGAGTTCGAGGTGCGCCTATCGGCGGCCACATCCGTGGTACCCGAGATGCGGATACGGAGATCGAAGATCCCGGCGCCCGTCTGGGTGCCGGTCGCACATGTGAAGCCGAACCCGTACCGCCCCGTGCGGGGCGCGATGAACCGCGACGTGTTCGATGCGGTCGAGTGCATCGCGGCGTTGCCGCGGTCATTCGTGTCCCACGTCAGGGAACCGATCGAAGTCGGCACGGTGATGCCGATCGTGTTCGAGCAATCGACGGCATCAGTGGTGCCGCCGATAACGTTCCCTGTCAGAGTCGACGTACCGGCGACAATGAGGTTTCCGGAGTTGTCGACCGACAGGAACGAGGTGTTGTCGCTCTTCTTCACCTGGAAGAGGAAGTTCGTCTGGGTGCCGTTGCCCTTGACGGAGAGCTGGACAGTGTCCGTCGCGCCCGTCAGGACCAGGTCCCGGCCCGTGGTCGCGCCGGTCACCGCGGCCGACGCCAGGCCCACGGCACCGGAGAAGGTGGCCGTGGTGCCCTGAAGGTCACCCGTCAGGGTGCCGCCCCCGAGGGGCAGGAAGGTGGACGCCACGTTGACCCATGTGCCGGGTGTGCCGCCCGAAGTGCAGATCCACAGCTTGCCGTTGGCCGAGATGACGTAGTCGCCCGTGATGAACGTGCCCGTGGTGGGCGCCACAGTGGCCGTACCGCCCACGTAGCGCGTCGCGGTCACCGCACCAGTCAGTCCAGTCGCGGCGTGCGCTGTGCCCGTCACAACCGACGAGCCGGTGATCGTCGTACCGGCGATCGTGGTGCCGGAGATGGCACCCGAGCTGGTCACCGAAGAAACCCCGGACAGGTTACCTGTCACCTGAGCGGCGGGCAGCGACGTGAAGGTGTTGCTCGCGCCGCTCATCGTCTTGTTGGTGAGCGTCTGAGTCTGGGTGGTCCCGGCGAAAGCGGAGCCACCCGAGAGACCGTGCTCGTTCGTCGTCGCCGCGATGTGCGAGTTCGGCTCCGAGACATCCCGCTTACTGATGCCGTGCACTACGGGCGCGGCCAGCCCGTGGGACTGTGCGGAGGTGTTGTCGACACCGCGGGTAATCGTCAGCGTGGTCCCGGCCGCTGCTGTGACCTCCACGACCTCGCTCGTGGACAGCCCGAAGTCCACGATCAGGGTGTAGGGGAACGAGCCGGGGAACCCGGACGCGGCCGACACGACCATCGACGTGTCGGAGTTGTTGATGGGGGCGGCCAGCGTGGTAGCAATGGCCGTGTTCGAGTAATAGCGAAGGGCCATTGCCTACCTCGTGAGATGAATCGCCGGGGGGAACCGCAGAAGAAGGCGGTTCCGCTCTTCCGCGAGCCGCTGCTGATAGAGATCGAAGAAGCGCTTACCGACCGACGACGCCATTCCCGCCGGAATGTCGGCGTTGATCTCGGAAGTCTCGATGGCGCGCGACTGAAGCCGCCCAGCCTCCGACAGCATCACGAGCTTCGCGACAGTGCCGTACACGATCACGTCCCGCGCGGATTCCGCGAGGCCGGTGTCCGTCAGGAGATCGCCATCCGCACTCAGTGCGGTCGGCTTCTTGGCATAGTTGATGCGTACGGTACGTCCGGGAACGATGCCGTCGTAGATGGTGATCTGGTTCAGGCCGCCACTGCCGGAGAGAACTTCCCGCCACCGGCGGATCCGCGGCCATTCCTGCGACGGTCCCGGCAGGGACCACTCAGCATTGAGGACACGATCTGCGGAAGACGCCAGGTCGTACGTCGTCTTCGAGGCATTCCACGTAAAGGTGGTCTGCCCGATGCCGTACAGCATGGGGTACACGGCAAGGATGGTCTCGTTGATTGCATTCGAGATGGCCAGCCGAGAGAACCGGGGGTTGGAAGTAACCCGGGCATTCACCGAATGGGATGCGGCCGTAGACCCCAGGTAGCCCCGCCCCCACGAGGGGGCGATCGCCGCAGTGTTCGCAGTGGTGTTCTTGGACAGGACCCAAACCAGTTCATCCTCAACTTCCACAACGCCCTTCGAGAGCTGAGTTACGTCAGCGACGGTAAGGGTTACGTCGTCGGCATCGACGCCGACAGTCAGGTAGGTGGCTTGCTCCTGGTCACGGGCATAGCCGTAGACGTGCCCGTAGACCTCGGACTTTAGGTCGGCAAAGGTGGCCGCCATGGGCTATTCCGTTTCGTTCAGTTGGTGCGCCGGATGCCAGGGAAGCCGAGGTCGAAGGCGAAGTGCAGGGCGTAGAACCCCGCGCCCAGCCACACCAGGCTCACCGGGCCGACGTTCCCGACGCCGCAGGCGACAAGGAACCAGAGGATTGCCGCGACTAATGCGAACATTCGTTTCGTCCAAACGTTAGGACGCTATGTGACGTAAAGCGTCTGGGGGGCCGAGGCCCGTGGTCCCGGCGAGGTAGTTGCACACGCCCTGAAAGTCAAGGAATGCGTTCGGGTTGGTGATCGACGCCTTAGCGTTGAGCGCCGCGACCATGGACTTCCCGGTGGTCCCGGCCCACTCATTCGCCGCGGCCTGCTCGCCCTTGATTGAGGTGCCGGTGCGGTAGTTCGTCCCGCCATTCGCGAGACGGTTAAGCTCCGCCTGTACGGAGCCAGAGGTTGCGGGCACGACGGGAGCACTCCCTTGCACTCCGGAGGTGATGAAGCTGTTCCGGACCACATATCCGGCGGACACCATGTGCACGCCGTCAGGGTCACCAACCAGCCAGTCCGCCGCGATCGAATGCGGCGCGGCGGTATTCCAGTCCAGCGGGAAAAGATCAGCGCGCCCGCCCGCTATTGTTTGCAGGCGGGAATTGAATGCGATTACCCGGGAATCGCTAGCATCCTGGAAACCGAGATTCACCCAATAGATTGTGTGCCCGGTACCAATGTAATTCAAAAGCGCATTGATATAAGAATTCCAGTTAGCGTCCGAGGCATTCTTATTGTTAGTGCCCAATGCGATGATGAAATACTTCGGGTTCAGACCCGAGGCCCACCATCCGTCAAGGACGGTTTGAGAAGAAGAAGCGCCGTTGATAATCGAACGGCCAACAAGACCATCAATGGTTATATTCGATGACGACCACCCGGACGACACCAGCATTGAGGTAAGGTTCGCAGCGCCAGGCCCAGCCTGGTACGTCAGCGAATCCCCGATCATTCCCAGCTTCGAGTTATTGATCGCTGGGCGGGGCGAGACGTACGCGCCCGGCAGAGCCGAGTCGCTGTGCACAATCCCGGCAAGGTAAAGGTCAACGGTGGCCGCGGTCGTGACACCCCACTGGCACTCATCCATCGTCCCCGTCGTGGACGCACCGGAGATCGTCTCGTCCGCGACCGTGCCGTTGATGTTCGCACCCAGGAAAATCTTCAGGGTCTGCGTGGTGCCGTTGAGCACCTGCCAGTCCAGCCGCGCCCACGCGCCCGCCGTGAGCGTCGCCACCGACGTGGCAACAGCGGTCACGTTGTTGCGGAGCTGAAGCTGGCCGAGGTTCGTGATGCGGAGCTGGTGCCGCGCGACACCGGCCGCGCGGAGATGCGCGATGAGCGTCGTAACCGAAGGGAAGGCCGTGACCTTCAGGTACATCGTGTAGTAGACGTTCGCCGTCAGGCCACCCGAGAAGGACTCAAGCGCCGTCATGGTTGAGGCTGTGCTGAACAGTGCACTGAGCGGGCTGAACGCGCCCGTGGGCGCGCTGGCCGCGAACACCGAGGCGCCAGTAAGTGTGGTGAAGTTGCAGTTGCCGGTGGTCAGCAGATCGCCAGCGGCGCCCTGATAGAAGGTCTCGCTGAATACGGTCGCCACGGATTAGCCTCCGAAGGTGCGGGTGCCTGCGTCGTACGCGAGGCCCACCTTGTTGGACGCCTCAACCGCGCGCCTGGTCTGAGCGAGCGAAGTGCCCTCCGGCTGAATGCCCTGAGCACGCGCCGACTTGTACTCCGCTAGCTCGCTGTCCCACTTCTTCTGCCGGGTGAAGTCGTGCCCAGCCGCGGACCGGCAGTAACCGACCTTGATGTTCTGGGAACGGATGCACTCACCGAAGGTGGCGTGACTTCCCGGCGATGGGCATCGTGAACTACAGTTCCCGGCCATGGGGACTCCTAAATGGGATGCGGCGGCTGTCGAGGCCGAAGAGGAGGTGCAGCGGGTCAACGCGGAACTCGGCCGCCTGATAGCCCGGATCCTCGAAGAACAGGGCATCTCCACTACCGAGATGGCCGAGATACTTGGCGTGCACACCTCGTACGTGGCAGCCGTCCGCACCGGAGTGCGGCACGGGAAGAGCATGAGCTTCCGCAGTGCGGCGAAGTTCCTTCTCGCACTGGGCTACCGGATGGAGATCCGGGTCGTGCCTATTTCCCGCGACCCGACTTCTTCGCCGGAGCCTTCTTCATTACCGCCGGAGTTGGCTTCCCCTTCATCCCCTTTAGTGGAAGGGCGGGCGGGGAGCTAGGCCCGGCGGGCTGGCCGCCCACAATGGGCGGCATGGGCTTTGCCATGGGTGCGCGCTTAGTGGGAGGCTTCTTCTTGCCGCTCATGTGATGTATGCCCCGTATCCGGCGTTAGTGAGAGTTAGCGCCTCAGCGTCTGAAATGGTCCACACCATGCCGCCCTGGTAGAAATAGTCCGCGGCGGCAATGTCTGTTTGACTCGGGTACTGCATTTCCACTACGCTCGCGCCCGTCACCAAAAGCGAGACACCGCGTGCGATCTTGTATCGCACGAATAGGCGATCCATGGCGGCTGGCCCTTGGTCTCTGGTGGGGGGCGTTAAGGTAGGCACGGCTTGCTCCTGGTCTGGACGCGGTTAGGGGCAGGCCCACAGGAAAGGCCCGGCGACAGGGGGTGCCGCCGGGCCTTTCCGCAACGCGGGTTACGCGTTGTCGATGGAGCTGGTGGTTTCGATGCGGTACAGAGCCTCTTCGCGGTAGCGCGCCCATCCGAGCACGCCGTACCAGCCAACCGGCCGGAACCGCTTGAGCTTGTCCGTCACCTCACCGAACACGATGTGCGGCTCTTCTGCAACGGCCTCCGCCAGAGCCTGCTGACCGCACAGGATGGTACGGAAGACGCGCGCCGAAGAGGCGCCGTCCGTGGCGTTGTACATACGCGGGGTCTCCACGAAGAAGGCGCCCTCGTACTGGCCGATCTCACCCTTCCACAGGTTCCCGTTCGAGTTGTACTCGTGCGGGGTACGCCAGCCGCCAGCGCCAGTCTCGGCGCGGAGGTCGTGCGAAACCTCGGGGTGAATGCCACACCACCACAACTCTTCACGCCGCGGAACGGCCTTAGCCGCACGGAGCTTCGCGACGGCCTTGCGGACGTGCGCGGAGGTGATGGTGGCAGAGCCGGTGACGCCGACCGTCGAGGAACCCGACGCGTAGATCACGTTCGTGCCCGCACGAAGCGTGGTCAGCGCCAGGGTGTCCAGCGAGTCCGCCATGTTGAACGAGACCATGTCCGCGATAGCGGGGTCGATGTCCGAGATGGTGAACAGCCGAACCTTGCGGGTCTGAAGAACCGCGTTGCCGTACTCGTTGAGCGTGAGGGAAACAGTCGACGGGTTCGAGACCGCCACCGAGTCCGGGTCAGTCGCCTCGGTGAGCGCCGAAGAGACGGCGGTCAGGTCCGAGTAGAAGCTGAAGGTGATCGTGGTGCCCGGGTTAGTGAGCTGCTGGGGGCGCTTGTCCGCGACGTTGCGGATAACGGTCTGCGCCCGGAGACCAAACTCGACAAGCCGGTCATAGCCGGTCTTGACAAGATTGGACAGCTCAGTAGTCCCGGTATATGCGTTAGACATAACCGTTCCTTATTGGCTGAAGTTTCAGGGACTTCAGCAGATGTTTAGAACGATGACGCGCCGTGCGAGAAGAGAAGCTGCTTAAGTTCCTCTTGGCTAGTCGCAGAGGTAATCTTCGACATCAGCTCTTCCGCCTTGCCGGGAGGCAAAGCGTTGGCGGTCGTGTTGTTGATCTGGTTCCAGCCCTGCTGGACTTCAGGGGTGATATTGTCACCTGTCAGTCCCGGGGTACCCGGAGTACCAGTATTGGAATCTGATGGCTTATTCTCGCCACCGTCAACCGGCTTGATATTGAACAGCTCTCCGTCCTCTTCGATCCATTTCGCTAGAGCGTCGTCGCTGGGATCGAGGTCGGCAGGAACATACTTGGCGAGTTTCGGGTTGATACCCTTCTCGCGGAAGTAGTTACCGATGTTCGTCTTTCGCACCAGGCTTTCGGCAGAAGCGAGCTTCGCGCTCATTTCCTTGTTGGCCTTCAGGGCCTGCTTGAGCTGGTTCCTCAGATCACGAGGATTCGGCTGAGCCGGAGCGCTGGGCTCGTCGTCGGCGTCGTCCTGGTCGTCATCGAACCAATCCTGCTGAGACATGCGTTCTCCCTAAAAGGTGGGCACAGACCGCACAGACCCGCCGGGGGAGCGGGTCTGAGGCTTCTGCTACCGGGCTAGTTACGCTGAGCCGGGCCGGTCGGTCGGCTTCAGGAGAGGCGGGGGCGGGATTTGAACCCGCGACTTCCAGGTTATGAGCCTGGTGTGCTACCGAGCTGCACTACCCCGTCAAAAGACCCGGCCAGCGAGTGACCGGGTGGGTTATGGGTGTTACCATCGCGCGATGAGCAACGGTGGGGAGGTTGCGTTCCGCCAAGTGCGAGTGCTTCAGCTCGTCTCGAACGGAATGTCAATCAGGGAGATCGCCAGCGTCATGTACGTCTCCGAGCGCACAGTGAAGAACGATCTCTATCGGTACTGCCAAAGCAATGACCTACACGGAAAGGCGCACGCCGTAGCGCACGCCATCAGGAATGGAGTCATTGAATGATCTGCGAGAAATGCAAAGACGCCCAGCACGAACAGTGCAAGGGCGGCACGTGGTGCGACTGCCAGCACAAGGTGCCCGAGTGAACCGGGTCGTGCTTGACCCCGACGATCCCACGAGGGCGATCATCGGCTCTCACTCCGAGCCGTTTTTCGGCGCCGCTGCAGGCGTCGCGGTCCTCACGAACATCCACCGAGCGGAGAAGTGTGAGGATCTGCCGTGCGTAATCCACAACCCGACCGAGCACGCCATGAGCGAATGGGAGCTGCACTGGCGTGACGACCGGGGGTTCTTCTAGCGTCTATACCCAGAGCACGGGGTCGGGCATCCCGACCCTGATCAGTTCGACTACTGGAAAGACACTGGGCAGATGCACCAGGCCGTCCACACCTGCTGTCCCTGCGGTTAGGGGCAGGCCCTCTACACTTCCCCAGTCCGAAGCTCATCGAACTCGCCGTTCTTCGCGGCGGCGATGAAGATCGCCACCTGCTCGTGGGGGAGCGGGAGAACGGCGAGATCCTTGCTGTCCCTGATCCCGGACTCGGACACCTCAACGCACGCGTTACGCGCGCAAGCCTTCAGCCACCGCTCCGCCATTGTTCCCCCTGCAAGTTAGAGGCCCGGCGCAAGGCCCCACGCCCGCGCCGGGCGGCGCGACACTGCATTGATGCACCGTCCGGAGCCGCTGCAATGCCACTTCCCGGGGCTACTGCCCACGGGCACGAGAAGGGCTTCCGGCACCCGAGCGCGGGGGAAGCTGAACCGCGCTCGGGTGTACCACCTTCTCAGAACCTCCCCGGGATTTGACACCCGGACCTCCCGCCGTATCAGGGCGGGCGTTGCTACTTACAACCAGGAGGCATGGCGCGAACCGGGGGTCCCGTGGACACGGTCCCTAACCGGCTCGCGGCGAAACTGCCGGAGTTGACCTCTCCCCGTTCCGCGCGGGGGACGCTACCACATGCGGTAGGCTTCCACTACGCGGTCGGCGCCGGGGAGTTCCAGCCTCCCCGAGTCGCCCTGCGGAGCCCCACCCCTGACGAGCGGGGGTGGGGCTCATTCATTGCCCCGGCGGCATCGCTGAGGGGCGACCGGAGCCTTTAGATGTTCCGCGCCTGCGTGAGCGAGGACTGGCCTATGCCAGACTTACCGCCGAAGGTCGCCCTCTCCTGCGAAGAGAGGGTGGCCTTCTTCTGCTTCGCGGCCTCATCACCGAAGAACTGCTCATTCTCGGCCATCTGCTGCGTGTACACGTCGCCGTAAATCTGCGCGATGCGCCCGCCCTCGCGGGTGTCCGCGGCGACGTTCCCGAAGAGCTGGTCCGCGTTCGCGGCCTGCTGGCTGTTGGCCAGCACGTCCGCCCGGCCAGCGTCCACGTTCAGGCCCTGGCGTTCCGCGGCTGCGCCCACGTCGACCTGCTTGCTGATCTTCTGCAACAGGGGCAGCGCCTTGTTCTGATCGAGGAAGAACGAGGCGAGATCCGCGGGCGCTATCCCGTGATAGCGCCAGAGCGTGTCCTTCGTCGCGTCGTCCATCGAATTGGCCTTGTCGGTCGCCAGGTTCACCCGATCCTGAACTTCCTTCGGGCTGACATCCGTCTCAAGCCACTTCGTGAAATCGTCGTGCTGGTCATAGAAACCGGGCGGTAGCCCGGCCGATGACATGATCGAACGGTAAGAGCGCTCCGTCGCCAGATAGTCCGCTGGCGACAGGACCGGAAGGCCCGCCTTGCGGCGGGCGTCATTCGCCTTGAATCGCGCCTTGTACTCGGGGGAGTCCTGCAACCCGAGCGAAATGGAGTCGGTGTCGTAGCCCTTCTGGATCATGTCCAGAATGCGGGGCGCGAGCGTCCCCAGATCGTAGGAGTTGAACAGGTCCATCAGGTACGTGTAGGCGTTCTGCTGCGTGGGGTTCAGTGGGGGCGGAGCTGTAGTGGTTGCCATCTATTCCGCCCGTCTCACGATACAAGTCCGAAATCCTTCAGGACCTTATTCGCCACGCCGTTCATATCCTGCCGGGCGTTGTTCGTCTGAAGCCACTTCGGGTCCTGCTTGAGCTGCTGCTCGTACTGCCACAGTGGCACGCCACCCGGTATCGGCTTACCGTCCGGACCGCGTGCCTGCAACGCCTTCTGGAGATTGGGGTCCGTGGCAAGGTCGATCTGATTCGGATCAACCTCAAGGATGCGGGCCTGCGACTGTACGTAAGTACTCGCGGCCTCACGGACCGAAAGGCCCTTCTTGATCTCGTCCTGAAGTCCCGGATATCTACCAGCCGCGAGTTGCTTGATGTGCTCAAGCGCACCCTCCTGGTCGAGTGAACCCCCAACGATCTTCTGTGCCATCGAGAAGATGTCCTGGTCCCCGAGCGTGATCCCATAATCCGCCGCGTTCTGGCGGATCTGAGACTGCATGGATCCGACATCCCCGCCCGGCTGGCCGTTCGGGTTGTACTTCATTTCCGCCGCGAACGCGCGGTCAATCTGGCCCTGGTCCCACGCGTACAGAACCGCGTTGGTGGCCATCGACTTGAGGCGAGCGGGATCCACGGTGATCCCGAGCTTGCCCGCCTCGGTCTGCATGTTCGCAAGCGAATCCGACATTCGCTTGTTGTACTCGGCAGGCTCTTTCGCCTTGAGGGCGAGAAGATCCTTCAGTGAAGACGAATGGTTCTTGTACCAGCCCGAGTTCATAAACCGGGCCGAGAACTCTTCCGGTGACCACTGCGCCTTAACGGCAGCGGCGAGAAGCTTCTTCAGTTCCGGGTCGGCGTTGAAGAACGAGGCGGCGTAACCGTACTTGGCCGCCAGGTCATTAGCGTTGATCGTTGGCGCCACTACAGTCCACCTCCGCCCAGCATCTTCATTGCCGCGGCGAAGTAGTCGACGCCCGCGGCGCGGGTTCCGACCTCACCACCCTGAACCTGATTCATAAAGTTCTGCGCAACCTGAACCGGGTCGACGCCGCCGGAGACATTCGAGTTCCCATTGGCGTCAACCGTGGCCACCTGGGGGTGAATGCGCTCCTGCGAATTCACCTGCTTCAGATAGCTGGTGAGTTCCGAATCCGTGGCGTTACGGCCAAGCTTGTCCTGGAACATCTGGTTGAGCGCGTTCTGAAGATCAGTCCGGGACGTGAGCGTAACGCGAGACTGCGTGGCACCGACTCCGCTGCCACCACCAGAACCTCCGCCACCACCACGACCCCCGCCGGAGCCACCCCCCGATCCGCCGGAGCTGGTGGCCTTCTTCTTCGTGCCGTACTTCGCGGTCAGGAAGTCGTCCGGGGTAATAGGTGCCCCACCGAACTGGTAGTACTTCTGCGCGCCATTCACACCCTCGGACCATTTCGCAGCCGTCTTCGTGTCAGCAACACCCGTAACCTTCAGGCCCCGGTCCTTCTGAAACTGTGCGATCTTCTGCGGAGTCCAGCCGAAGATGATTCCCTTGGCAGCGTCCGCGGGCACCACGAGCTGGTGATGCTCGGGGATGCTCTGGGTGTGCTCGATAGCGGTAATCGAGGCGTCCTTCAGGGACGTTGCCGTGACACGGCCAGCCGTGTCGTAGTAGCCCATGAAGACGCCATCCGTGCCGAACTGCCCGCCCTGGTAGCCCGGACCCGGCTGGACCGGGGCGCCCTTAATGATGTTGCCCTTGGCGTCCTTCATCACGTTTCCGGGTACGGGCGTCAGCCCGTACCGCTCGCGGTAGTCCGCGCCAAGCTGCTTATTCGCCAGAGCACCAGAGATCAGCGGGTTCAGCCCGTACTTCTTCGCCAGGAAATCCACAGCGTCGTAGTACGTCGGGTTCTTCGACTGATAGCTGAGCGGACCCTTCGGCGGGATCGCCATGAGGGCGCGCTGCGCGGCGGCCTTCGCGAGGCCCGCCTTCTGCTGGCGGGCCATCGCGTCCGCGGCGGCCTGGCGGCTACTCGCCCCGCCACCCCGGTTCGGGGTGCTCGATCCCGACCGGGGCAACTGCGACTGGTAGGCCGCCGGGTTGGCCTTCATCCGGGCGTTAGCCTCGGCCTGCTTCTGAAGCTCGTACGCCGTGGGCTTGCTTGCCTGGTCGTACATCTTCTGCCGAGCCGCGGCCTCGGCAGCCTTCTGCCTCTCGTACTCGGTGCTCATTGGCTACACCTTCAGATCATCGCTAGTCAGATAGCGGTCGTAGAGACGGGAGAAGGTGAGGTTCTGTTCCTTGAGACCGAACACGGCCTGTTCCCACATGCCCTGAATGTCGGCGTTCTTCTTCGCGGCCAGCGTCTTCGCGCCGCCCTTGTCGGCGCGGTCCGCGAGCTGCTGCTTGAAGTCATCCCGCATGGCGAAGTAATCCGCCAGGCCCTGAATGTCCTCACGATGCAAGAGCACCGGGTCCTGCGCGACCTGGCGCAGACCTGAAAGGATCTTCGCCTGCTTCGCCTGATTGCCGCCCGTGTAATCCTCGTACCACTTCGTGGGCGCACCATTACTGTCGAACCCGAGCTGCTGAACGATGCCGGTCTGAAGATCCTTCAGGTCTTCGGCACCCTTCGCGTCGACACTAGTCAAGTCGCGGGCCGACAGCTCCGCGTGAATGACATCGGCCGTGTTCTGGTACTTGATCCACGAGAGACGCCGACCGGCGTCCTCCACGCTGTCCCGCATATCCATCAGTTCACGGAACTTCGCAGACGCGCCGGGCGTGATCTGCTCCTGCTTCTGCCACTCATACACGGCCTTGTTAAAGGAACCGCTCACGTCCCCGACGATCGCGCCCGCGATGTCGGGGTTCTTCTCGATCATGTCGCGGTACTTCTTGATCGCGTTGTACGACTCCATCGTGGGAGGCAGTCCCTTGACGCCCTGAGTCACGCGCGCCGTGAGGATGAAGAAGTCATCCCCGTAGCGGTTGTAGAACTGCTGATCCGCGGTCCCCGGGTCCCGCGCCTCCAACTGCTTGTAGGCGTCGATGTGGGCCTGGTAGGGACTCTGGAAGGTGGGCGACACTGGCAGGACCGACGTGAGGACGGTCCGCATGAGCTTCAGCGAAGTCGCCTTGTCGGAAGCCTCCTGCATGGTGGGCTTCGTGGTGCGCTGACCCTGGTTGTACTTGATGGTCTCCGTCTGCAAGATCGCCATCGCCTGATTGCGCCACGTCGAATCGTCCTCGCCTTTCCAGTTCTCGTAGACCTGGCGAAGCTCGTTGGACATGGCGTTCTTCACGGCGTCATTCGACGGGCCGTAGGGGAGGATCCGCTTGACGATCTCGTTCTGGCCCCACTCCGGGTGCCACTTCTGCACGATCGCGGAAGTGGGCACGGTCACAATAGGACCAGCCCCGGGGTCTAAGTGCATGAACGTGTTGAACGAATCCTTGTTGATGCGGACATCAACGGACCCGCCGTCCGCCACCTGGTCCGGCGACAGCCACGAGGGAAGAGCGAACTGAATGTACTTGTCGGTAGAGTCGCCAGGCTTCTTCTTGTACTCGATCCGCTTGCCGGTGGGCATACCCGTTTGCGGGTCGATCTCGTCCTCGTAGTAGTGCTCTTTGCCTTGGGCGTCCTTCTTGAGCTGACGGCCATCCTGGTCAACGATCATGCCCGCCTTCTCCGGTGAATTCCAGAGAAGGTTCATTGCGCCGATCGTCTCGGGGCGCTCACGGAATGCGATACCGGACCAGGCCCGCATGCCGTCCTGCCATGCGGCCGAGAATGGCGAGAAGTGCCGGATGAGGCTGGACCCCTCGGACACCATGTCCGAGTTGTACAGCCACTTCTTCACGTCGTACAGCGCCTTCTTTCGCGCGGCCTGCTGAATCTCGAACTTGCGCGCGTTGGTGATCTCGCCGCGCTGATCGAATTCGAGCTTCGCCATGTCCGCGACGTGGGCGCGGTAGGACTTGTCGAGGAATGGATACCGGGAGAACTTGTCGCCCGGCACCGTGCCCATCTTCTCCATGAGCTTGTGCGTGCCCTTGCGGATCAGCTCAAGAGACTTCGGGCCGCCCAGGTTGAATTCCAGAAGCTCGCCGTGAACCTGGGGCTTCATCGAGTCGTCCGGCACAACCTTGTGCAGGTCATCGAAGTTGGCGCGGTAGTTCAGCACCTTGTCCCGCAGGGCCTGGTTGTCCGGCACGTAGTGCTCAACCATCGCCTGCGTGCGTGCGAGCCGGTCATCAATGGAGCCGGTGAACGCGGTAGTCCGCGCCCAGTCCTGCCCATCCGGATCCGTCTCGGCCCAGTGCTTCATCGTGTCGAAGTTGGAGCCCTCAAGGAATCCGCGGGCCGCGCGGTCGTTCCCGAGCTGGATGTTAACTGCCCGCTCCCACGCCTTCGGGTACTGAACTGTGTCCGTCGCCGTGATGCCATTAGACCAGCCAGCCGAAGCGCCGATGCGGTCGCGCATCAGTTCGTGCGAGTCCGCGAGGTAGTTGGCGTACACGTCATCGCCGGAAGCCTGCTTCATTAGCCCGTGACCGGCGCCCTCCATGGCGCCTTCCATCACGATCTTCTGGCCGTTGCCCAGCTTCACCATCACCGGCCGGTTAGCTGACCGGGCCGCCTTGTTCGGGAAGTCCTTCAGCTCGCGCTTCGCGATCAGCCTGCGGTCAGCGAACCCGAGCTGCTGCGCGTGCGCGTCGATGCGGATAGCGCCGTCACCCACGTGGGTCAGCGTTATGCCCGAATCGTCTGGGATCAGGTGATCGAGGTTCGCCCGAACGAAGTCATTGTTGTGAATGCGGCCAGTGGTCTCGTCCGGCTGAATGGTCTTCGACCGAATGACCTTCACATCCGCGCCTGGCTTGTACTCGCCGCCGGTCATTGGGTCGACAGACGACTTGCCCTCATCGTACGCCTGATTGATAATCCCGCGCTGGCTATACGGATTCTTGAACCAGTTCTTCTCATTCTTCGCCAGCGCGCGGGAAACAACCTCGCCCCCGAATTCCTTCTTCGACATCACGCCGTCTTCGACGCCGCGCCACAGGCCCGCGTGGATCGGATCCCCGAGGCCCTTCTTGACGGCATCGGTCGTCGTCTCCACGAGTTCCTTCGTGGAGATCATGCCCTTGGAGTAGGCGTGCGCCAGGTCGAGGAAGCGCGCGTGGTTGTTCATCTCCGGATCCATGACCCGGTTCAGCACCTGAATGCGGTCCCGGTTCTGGCCCTTCACGTACGCGTCCCAGCGGGTGGCCCCGCGCTCCGCGATGTTCTCCGCGGAATAGCGGAAGCCCTTGCCGATGCCCATTATCTGCGAGCCGAGACCGAACAGCGCGACGGAGCGCGCCACCTCATCCGAGCCCGCCCTCACGGGCCAGCCCAGACCGATAAGCACGGTCGGCTTCCAGATGCGGTGGATCTTGTCCATGAACATCGAGACATCGCCAGCGACAGTTGATGCGGTGCTGCGAACAAGGGACTGAGAGTTCTTCATCGCGGAATGCACGGCAGCCGGGTCGGCTACCGGGTACAGGTCCTGAAGCTGAGACTCAAGCGCGGGCACGGGAATGACGTGACGGGTCCCGTCCTCATCAATGTGAAGCATGACCTTGCCCTGTTCGGCAAGGTCGGACTGAAGATCCTGAGCCATGAACTCGTGCTTGTTCGCCATGATCTCGCGGGCGCGGCCAGCGCCCGACGCCGCGGCCTGAGTGATGGACTCCACCTCTGCCGGTGAGTAGCCGTACACTCCGCCGATGTGGCGGATAGCCGCGTCTTCGATCTGCGCCATGACCACAGACCGCTGACCGTTGTTCCCCGTGGCAGCCATGTATCTATCGAGAAGAGAGGCTTTCTGCGCTTGGGGCATTCCGGCGCGATCGAGATACGTGCGTACCGCCTTATCGGAATTGTCATCAATGAGGTTGATTCCGTGGAGGCGGCGATTGGATGGGATCATCCATGTACGCATGATCGACTCTATGGGGGCCTTCACGAGGGAAGGCTGAGCGTCACTGAAGGCGCTCTGGTGCAAAGTGAAACGCATGCGGGAGGACAGCGAGTCGCGCATCTGCGGAAGCGCGACCTTGCCGGAGGACAGAAGCGGTGCGTCCTTCACGGCCTGCATTAGTTCGGGGGAGGTGGTCACGGCCTGGTCGAAGACGTTGGCATCCGTCTTCATCAGGTTAACGTAGTCTTCCCAGTCGCCGGGCTGCTCGTCCGCCATGTTGGCGCGCTGACGGCGCACGATCGCGGAATCCCCACGCCGCAAACGCCCAATGTCCGCGGCGGCCTGCATGCCTGTCGACGCGTCCTGCTTCGCGGCAATCAGGGTCTGGTTGTACGCGTTAAGGTCATCGAACGCACCACCCTCGCCGTAGCCCGCGCGAGTAGCGATGCGCAGAAGCTCCGGGTCGTGGCGCACGTTGAACAGCACGGACGCCATAGCGGCGCCATTGCTGTTGTCGTTCAGCAGCCGGACGCGGACTTCGTCCGCGGACTTCGCCTTCTGGACCACCTGCGCCACGCGATCGAACCGCTTGGACAGGGTGTACGTGGTGGCCGCACCCTCAGCCACCTGAGCGCCCGCAAGCGGCTTGACATAACGGAGGCGGGCAAGGCCCACGGCCTTGCCGCCGATGATGCTCGGGTCGAGGAACATGCGACCGGCGGCGTCCAGCGTGCCGCTCGTCCACTGGAGCGCGCCCTCGTCGTACTTCCCGGTGTTGATCGCCTGCTTGATCTGGTCAATGGAGGCGGCCTGGCCGCCTATGCCATCCTCCCCGAGGGCGGCTCCGCCGATGAGGGCCTGCCCCATGGAGATGCCCTTCGAGGCGTCATACGCCTTAGCCCACGCATCCCCATCGAACAGCTTCTTCCACGAGTCATCCTCGCCACGAGACGCCTCGTTGGCGTTCAGAGACAGAGTCGTGATAGGACGGGAGATGCCCTCGCGGTACGCGGTCTCAAGGCCGGAGGCCGCGCCACGGGTGACCGGGTTGGAGTTGATCGCCCCCCCGATGGCAGTACCGGCGACGCCCAGCTCCGCCCCGATCATCCGGGGCGCATACTTCGCCGCGCTGAAGAACGAATTCCAGGCGTCGCCAATGTCCTTGTGTGAATCGAATGGCGCAGTCGCCATGTCATAGGCGGCCTTGTTGGACGCCTTCTGACCCTCTCCGCCGACGTTGAACAGGTTACTGATGGACGCCTTCAGCGCATCGAGAAAGCCAGCCATCTAAGTTCCAATCATGCCCCGCAAGCGGCGGACGTAGTTGCGTACCTCCTTCGAGGTACCGGGGTGGCCCGCCAGCATTTCAAGCGCAGGCATCCGCGACTTCATCGCGGTCAGGTCCATCTCCTGTGGATCCGGCAGGCCCAGTGCGTCCATACCCGGGCCAGCGCCCGAGTCGGCGCCGGAAGTGACCGGCTCGCCGGGGCGAGTGGAGGGGGCATTAAACGGGACGACTTGCGGACCACCTCCCTGTGACTGTGCCGGGGAGGGGGCCGAGGGCCGAGGGAGCGCAGGCGCCTGGGGGAGGGGTGCGCCTTGCTGAAGCTCGCGGAATTCCTTACCGGCGCCATACTCCGCATTCGGGAGTTCGCGCATCGGCTGTGAAGGCCCGCCGTCTGTACGACGACTCAAGGCCCCCGGCCCGGAAGAGGGGGCCGGATTAGCGGGAGGATGATATCCGCCACTGGCCATGGGGATCTCCCTCTACTGGAATGGGGTCACGTCTGTAAGTGATTCGATTGCCTTGCCGATGGCGGCGTTCTCGTCAACCCACTTCTCGTGGGACACGAGGGTCATCGCGACGTTCTCGAACAGTTCACCAACCGAGGCGAACAGTTCACCAACGCAGGCAACGGCCATAGATGCAACGAGGCCCCGCGAGAATCTGCGGGGCCTCGTGATGTCATAGACGAACATTGGTTCGTCTTCGTCGGAGTCGGTCACCAGCGCGCCCTACCGGGCACCCTTGTTACTGCCCCGCGTGGTGATGCGCGGGCCGGTCCGGCGCTTCGGCGCCTCAATCCGCGGGTCACTCGGACCCGTCGCGGACGCGCTGTGCTTCGGCTTCTGCGAGTGGGCCTGCTTGTGCGGGGGGCGCTTCGCGGCGCCATCCATCGGGCCGGGAAGACCGGGATCGCTCTGGGCTGCCATCTGGATATCTCCTGTGTTATACCGGGGACCGGGATTCGATCCGTGCCCCGAGCTGGGGCTTGCCGCTTGAGTTCATTCCCGCGAGAAGGGTTTGAAGATCAGGGCGACCTCCTGGCGCTTGGCCAGCCGCCGCAACTCCCTGAAGTAGGCCATTGGCGTTGAGTCCCTGCGGAATCTCGCCAGGTGCTCCCGGGCCGCCCGGAGGTCCGCCGGGCGCGGCGGGCTGGCCGTCAGATCCCGGAGGTACCGCGCCAGGTGGCGGCGCTGGCGGAGGGGGCGGGAAGGCATGACTCGCGGCTTGCTCAACGGTTTTCCCCTTCTGAAGGTCGTTCGCAAACTGGGTGATCTTGGCGACCACCATCGCGGGGTCGCCCCCGGTCTGCGCTACGACGGAGATCGCCTGAGCGTAGCCAAACACTGCCTGCATGATCGCCTTGCGCGTGTCCTCAACGTTGATCCGCGCCTCTTCGGCCATCACGTCCATGTCCATCGGAAGGTGGCGCATGAGCGTGTCGCGCGAGATAAGGTTCGCGCCATGAGCCTGAAGCGCGAACACCAGCCACCTGTTGGGATCCAGCCCGGCCATGAGGCCGTAGCTGACATCAATGGAGTGATCCCCGTCGAGGTCCCGGGAGGGGGTGTAGGTCACCTGATATGGCGCCCCAGCGGCCATGCCGTTAACGGTCTTGCTGGACCCGCCCCAGTACTTCTCATCCATGACCATGCAAACACGGATGACCTGCTGGAATGTGTCGGCAAACACGGTCTGTGCCGCTTTAATCTGGGTGTCGATGGTGCCCATCAGTGCCTGAACACCGCGCCCCGTGATTACGGAGGCGTCGATCTGCCCTTCTCTGCCCTCCGGATACCGGGATCCATCGCGCAGTTCCTTCGAGAGCAACTGGCTTTCGGCGAACGACGACTGAGGGACGTCGAGGCCGATGCGCTTAATCTTCTCTGGACTGGCCGAACGGATCGTGGCGTCCGGCCCATAGGCAACGTCACCGACATCATTCGGCAGGGCAAGGGGAGCCCGGATGGCCTTTTCCACAGCCTCAATATTAAGCTTGGCAAGGTAATCCCGGGCAATCTGGACCCAGATAACGTCGTCGTACTGGCCGTGCATTTCATCGTCAAGCCCGGGGCGGACGGCAACCGCCATTGGGATTTGCCCGAGGTTATGCTTGACGTTAGAAAGGACGTGTGCGTGCTTGTCGCAATAGATCAGGCTGACCTGATCCTTGTCGCAGTACCGGATGATCTCAACCATGTCATCGCCGCTGCGCCCATTGGCCATGATGACGGCATGCAGTTCCGGATACTCGACCGATAGGTCGCGTGCACGCTTGAGCATCTTGCGGGTGTACGACACCAGGTTGCCGAAGCGGTCGAACTCGGGGTACCCGCCGTACGGGTTCTCCGTGATGATCCTGGGCGTCTTAGTCGCCCAGTCCGGCTCGATGTAGTACACCTTCATGCCGTAGGTGTTGTACTGGTCGCAGGCCG